AATGGCGCGTTAGGTACACCAAGCAGTGGAACGGTAACTAACCTAACAGGCACTGCATCGATTAACATTAACGGAACTGTTGGTGCTACAACACCTACGACGGGCGCATTTACTACTGTAGCCGCAACAACGGTAACCGCAACAACTGGCATCTTCGGAGGAACATTCTAATGGCACAAGCAGGCTACACGCCCATATCTCTCTACTACAGCACCACTGCGGCGGCAACACCGTCTGCTGGAAATCTTGTTGCTGGCGAGTTGGCACTCAACACAGTTGATGAAAAGCTGTACTTCAAGAACAGCGCAGGTACGGTCAAGTTGTTGGCATCAAACGCCACCTCTGCTCCAGTGCTTTCGTTCTCAGCAGGTACAACAGGTTTCACGCCAAGCACAGCCACAAGTGGAGCAATCACGCTTGCTGGTACTCTTGCTACCACTAACGGCGGCACAGGGCTTACATCATTCACATCAGGCGGTGTGGTTTACGCATCTAGTTCTAGTGCATTGGCTACTGGCTCTGCGCTAGTCTTTGATGGGACTAACTTAGGGATTGGTTCAACTTCGCCTGTATCACCTTTAACAATAAATGGAAATGACCCTCTCATTACATTAAAAAATGCAGGGACTAATCGTTGGCAATTTGGTTTTGAAAATACATCATCAAACAGATTTGTTTTTTACGACAATACTGCCGCCGCCTATCGTTTAATCATTGATTCGTCAGGCAATCTAGGCTTGGGAGTTACTCCGAGTGCTTGGAGTGGATTTTCAGGAAAACCTTTACAACTTAGTTATGGTTCATTGTTTACAGACAGCCCATCTACTATTGGATTGGTAGGAAACGCATACTATAACGGTGGTTGGAAATATTACGGAACAGGTCTTGCCTCAATTTATCAACAGGCTACTGGGGCGCATTTTTGGTACACAGCCGCATCAGGCACAGCAGGAAACGCTGTCTCCTTTACCCAAGTATTTGGCATTAACGCAAGCGGCGCATTTGGCGTAGGTTCAACCCCATCCTACGGCACAAGCGGTCAGGTGCTGACCTCTGGCGGTTCTGCGGCGGCTCCAACATGGACAACAGTTGCCGCTGGCTCTGCCGCTACGCCTACTGCATTGGGTACTGTGTATGCAAGTACAACATCCACTAGCACTGACATTGTGGCGTTTGGTTATCAAGCGGGTAATTCAAGCACAGGCTCATACAGTACGGCTATTGGTTATCAAACCATGCTTACAAATAGCGGGGCTTACAACACGGCAATTGGTTATCAGTCTTTGCAAAATCCTACTGGCGGTCGCAATGTGGCTATCGGTCGCACAGTTTTGCAAGTAAACACATCTGGCAACTTCAATGTCGGTATTGGCGGTGCAAACACTTTAGGTTCAAACACTACTGGCGCAAACAATGTTGCCGTTGGCGATTCAGCATTAGTTGGAAATACAACTGGCGGCTCTAATGTCGCAATAGGTGTATCAGCACTGCAAGCCAACACCACAACCTCTAGCAGTACCGCTATAGGCTATCAAGCACTTTATTCAACTGTTGCTAATTCCAGTGGCTTAACAGCAATTGGATATCAAGCGGGTCTAAATTTGACTGCCGCAGATACATTTGGTGCTTCCATGTTTATTGGTTTTTGGGCAGGAAAAACTACATCAACTGGAACAGATAACCACTTTATTGGAACTCAATCAGGTCAGTTAAATACCTCTGGAAGTTTTAACACTGGTGTTGGTTTAGCGACTTTGCAACTCAATACAACAGGTAGTGGTAATTACGCTTCAGGGTATCAAGCGTTGCGCTCTAACACCACGGCATCTAGTAACACTGCGGTTGGTCGTGAAGCCCTTTATTCAAACACCACTGGGTCACCAAACCTAGCCATCGGTTATAGAGCGTTGTACAGCAATACGACTGCTTCTTACAACATTGGAATCGGCTCTCAAGCGGGTTATACCCTCACCACTGGCGGTGGGTATGGCGGTCAAGATAATGTGTTTATTGGTGCTGACTCAGGCTATGCAAGCAATTCATCCGCATGGGGAAATATTGGAATTGGCGTTCAAACATTGCTAAACAATACATCAGGCGCAGGTAATGTTGCCATTGGTGGTCGCTTAACGCCTTATGGTGAAAATGCCCCGTTGCAAACGAACACAACGGGAAGTCACAACATAGCAATTGGTGGTTTCAGTGTTATGGCGAGTAACACAACGGGTCAATATAATGTGGCTCTTTCCCCTAACGCTTTAAGAGGAAACACCACGGGCGAATACAACATTGCAATTGGAAGTCAGGCACTTAGAAATAATACTACTAGTAGTGGCAGTGTAGCCATTGGTAATGGTGCATTATTAACTAACACAGCCGCTAATCAAATTGCTATTGGAAATTCCGCAGGATACTACAACACAACGGGTGATAACAGTACATTTGTTGGTGCTAGTGCTGGCACATCTAACACAACAGGATCAGCAAATACTTTTATGGGTTACCTTGCTGGAAATGCTTGTACAACGGGAAATAGAAACACTTGTGTGGGTTTCCGTGCTGGTCAATGGACAAACGGTATAACAACAGGAAGCACAAACACTTACATTGGTTCTTATGCGTACCCTTCTGGCGTAGCGGTTACTAAAGAAGTTGTGATTGGCGAAGACAACATAGGCAAAGGCTCAAGCACCTTTTTTGCGGGAGGTGGTTCGGCTTACAATTTTAACAACACCACTACTTGGTCTACCACTTCTGATCAACGCCTTAAAAAGAACATTGTTGATAACAATGATGGCTTAGACAAAATCAACGCAATTCGGGTTCGTAACTTTGAGTATCGTTTGCCCAACGAAGTAGATGCTGAACTTAAGCCTACAGATGCAATTCAAAAAACTGGCGTTCAATTAGGTGTTATTGCTCAAGAACTGCAAGTTGTTTTGCCTGAGTGCGTAAAGACAGAATCTACAGGTGTTATGTCTGTTGATACAGATAACCTAATCTGGTACGCAATTAACGCAATCAAAGAACTCAAAGCGCAAAATGATTCACTCAAGGCACGTTTGGATGCCGCTAATCTTTAAACTGAAAGGTAAATTATGATTGATGATACTCAAACCCCAGAGCAAATTGCCAAGCAATACAGCGCGGCTATGGACTCAGTAAATCTGATCAATGGAGGCAAGCCAGAAAGCATGACTGATGCTGAATGGGCAGACTGTTTAACTCGTAACAAAGAACATTTAAAGATCATGGTGGCTAAAGACTTCTGGACAACAGAAGACCTGACACCCCTACAGACTGCATCAGAATAACGGGAAGCCACCACCCGATCTTGGTGGCACATTAAAGGAAATACTATGGGCGAGAAAAAAACAACCCCCGTAACTATTGACGGTATCGAGTACAAGTTTGAAGACATGAGCCAGCAACAACAAATGTTGCTCAATCATGTTGCCGACTTGGATCGTAAATTGGACTCAGCACGATTCAATGTGGATCAGTTGCAAGTTGGCAGAGATGCCTTCTTTAGAATGCTGAAAGATGCATTAGAAGCCAAGCCTGAAGAGGCTGTGACTGACGTAACAGTGAACTAAAAAAGAGCCACCTTCGGGTGGCTTCTTCAAGGAATTTTATGGCGGACGTACACGAATTAGCATCAGAAACGGACAAGCGATTGAGTGTCCATGAGGCTATCTGCGCCCAGCGTTATGAGAATATTCAGAATCGCTTTGACGATGGTTCTAAGCGCATGACAAAGATTGAGTACCTCTTGTATGGGGTGATCGTTTGTGTGCTGTTTGGCCCCGGCGTGGCTGGCGAACTTATTAAAAAGGTGCTTGGACTATGAGTGAAGAAAAGATACAGGCTATGGAAAGTAAAGGACAACTTATTGAGAAGATCACATTTGCTCTTCTGCCTCTTCTTTTCTCTTGCGTCGTCTATTTGATGAGCGCCTTGTCAAACTTGGCACATGAGGTGACTATTCTAAATAGCAAAATCAGTTTGGTGGTCACCTCAGACAACAAGCAGGCATCTAACACTGGCGCTGAACTGGCGCGTGAAAAACTTCGCCAAGACCTTGAAAAAGAGATTCAACGCAACCGCGACCAGATTGCAGAGAATCGAATGCACATTGCCATTTTGGAAGAAAAGGTTCCTGTGTCCAAATCAATTAAAACTGTAACTGGGAAAGACTGACATGATTCCAATTGTTGCATCCCTCCTTGGTACATTGGCTCAGAACGGTCTGGGTCTTTTGTCATCTGCAATTCAAGCCAAAGGCAAAGAAGTTGTTGAGAACGCTTTGGGCGTGAAGATTTCCGACAACCCATCTGATGCTGAAGTTGCCAAGTTGCGCCAACTGCAATACGACCACGAGGAGCGACTGCTTGAGTTAGGCATTGAGAAGGCTCGTATTGAGCAAGAAGAGTTGACGGCGCTACTGAAAGCACAAGCCAACCAAGAGGACAACGTCAGCAAGCGTTGGCAGGCTGATATGTCCTCCGACTCGTGGTTGTCGAAGAATGTGCGCCCCGGCACGCTGGTGTACCTCCTGACTGCCTATTTGATATTTGCCCTGCTTGACGGCTATGGGTACAAGATAAGTGAGTCCTACGTCAACCTGCTGGGCCAGTGGGGGATGCTTGTGATGACGGCTTACTTCGGTGGACGTACCGTCGAGAAAGTCATGGAAATGCGCAGAAAGGACAAAGAATGAGCCTTAGTGACGAACAAGCCGCGTTCCTTCTGGATGCCTGCGCACTTATCAAATACGCCACAGAACAAGGTTTTAAAGTCACTGGCGGGGAATTAGCCCGTACACCTGAACAGCAAGCCATCTACGTCAAGACGGGACGCTCCAAGACCCTTAACTCTATCCACCTTAAACGCTGTGCCATCGACTTGAACTTCTTCAAGGATGGGCAGATAATATGGGACAAGGGCATCCTTGCGCCGCTGGGTGCTTATTGGGAAACTTTGCACCCTAAAAACCGTTGGGGCGGTAACTTTAAATCATTGGTGGACTGTCCACATTTTGAACGAAACGTGGGGTAAATATGGCAACCGCATCCGTAATGACCTACACATCGCTAGTTGAGAACATCCAGTCCTACTTGGAGAGAGATGACACGGCTACCGTCGATAAAATACCGCTTTTTATTATGTTGGCAGAGCAAATCATTGCCAGCCAGATCAAGTTTTTGGGTAACTTGACAGTCAACACAAGCACCATGACCGCAAGTACGTCAATTATTGACAAGCCTGCAAGGTGGCACAAAACAGTTTCTATGAACATAACGGTAGATGATGAGCGTCAACCAGTCCTTTTGCGTAAGTACGAGTACCTGCGCGAGTATTGGCCTAACGCAAACTCTACGGGAACGCCTGAGTTTTACAGTGATTACGACTACACGCATTGGCTTGTAGCCCCAACACCTGATGCCGCTTACACGTTTGAAGTCTTGTACTACGAGCGCATTCAACCCTTGGATTCTTCCAATCAAACCAATTGGTTCACCATCTACGCGCCCCAAGCGTTGCTTTATGGGTCTTTGTTGCAGGCTATGCCATTCCTCAAAAATGATGATCGAATGACTATGTGGAAGGCAAACTATGACCAAATCATGCAAACCTTAATGGCTGAGGACAAGTTGCGTATTGCTGATCGTCAAGCCGTAGTAATGGACAGTTAAGGATAAATTATGAGTTACAACAGCCCCTTCACGGGTAACGTCATCCAACCAACGGATGTTTCATACCGCGCCATAACCATTACAAATACAACGCTCCAGTTGGAATGGCCTATCAACGGTACGACTACTGATGATGCCGCCGCTCGTATTATGGAGGTAGCAACTACTGGGGTTTCAGAGTTGTGGATGCCTCCTGCTAATCAGTCTTCGGTAGGTAACGATGCGTTGATTCGTAACACTGGCGGTGAAGACTTTGATGTCATGGATTACGACGGTCAAAATGTTATTGTTACCGTGCTGGTAGGTGAGGCTCAATACATTTACATCACTGACAATCCTGATGAGCAAGGCACATGGGGCATCATTGCCTATGGTATTGGTTCTTCTGGTCAAGATGCGGCAACCCTTGCAGGGTATGGTCTTTTGGCTATTGGTCAGACGTTGAATCAGAGCCAACCTGTTACGACGTTTTCTTCTAACTACACAGCGTTAGCT